ATATTTACACCGTTGGACATGTTATTTATATTTATAAGTTTATCTTTATAACTTATAAATTAATGATTCATTGTATAGGAAGATTTCGAAGTTTCTCAAATATATCACACGAACCTGTATTAGAGTTTAATGAACTATTCGGAACTTCTGTTACAAATGATTTCGTTTGTTTGAAATTGTTGCGTGAAAGGACTTCACTATTAGTATTTGATGTAGAATCTCCATAATAATAGAAATAATACAATAGACACAATCCTATCAATACAACTATACCAATAATAACATATTTCAATGGTATATTTCTTTTCTTATCTACAGAAATAGGCGGTGTTGGGATAGGTTCATCAGGAGTTGGAATATAGGGAGTAATATTATCTGGGAGAGATTGAAAAGTAGTTTTAACCGTAATATGACAGTTTTCATCTGATTTTGATTTTAATGCCATCATATAGCTCTTATATTGATTCTTATCATTTCTAATAGTACCTGTTATGGATCCTGATACTTCTTTATACTCTACTTCCATTCCATCCACTCCATCCAGAGTATCTTGATCTGTAATTGATATATAAAAATCAGAATTATCTTTCTCTGATACGTCAAACTCTATATTAAAATTTGTTACAAGTTCGTTAAGATCGATGAGTGTCACGGTTTTACTGACTATATATGTTTCTTGAATAGAACTCATTTATACGTTTATATATGGTTTTTAAACCATAAATCTAAGTCTTAAATCCAATCATGCTATAATAAAGTTACTATGGTGAAATTGCATCCATGAATGTTTGTTTATACTTAATAGCATCCTCTTTAATGTTGACAAGTTGTGTATGTAACGTGTCATATGCATATGGAAGAATGTACATATGTCCTTTTTCTTTTGATATGTTTATAACTTTTTCTCTTAGATTATTCATCTTATTATCATCTTTCGGAGATCCTAGTTGTAGAACCCAATTAATATAATAACAAAATAGATTAATAAATTCATCTGTATCGAAAACATTATGTTCCAATTTTTGTTTAATAAATGGGATATCTATATATTCGTTCAATTCTGTGTGTATATCTTTTCTATTAGGTACCAGATCTTTTATCATTTGTTTCATTTCTAGTAATATATTGAGTAGAGAGGAAAAAGCACCTTTTAATATATCCGTATACACATCATCCCAGTATGACTTTTTCATGTTAATCTCTATTGAAGTATTAGTATAATTATACGGACAATAATAGTCTAAAATATATTTTTCATTATCAGATGTATTCTCGAATTCGGACTGTATGATTTTATCATTTTTGATATCCTTCATATTATGCTGAATTGTTGTATTATTCATTTATAAATAGAAATATAATGATACTAAAATGATAACTCCCGACATCAATCCTTTTTCAGTTTTACATAATACGTATCATAATATACAACACTTGAGTATTTTTCCCATATTTCAGCAGGTACACTAGATTTACTTAACGTCTTGCGAGAATCATGACGTCTATTAGTTGTATATTCTCCTCTCGATATTGAATTGGTATCACGGTTATCCATAAGTTTTCCAATGAATTGTTTATATTTTTTACATTCTTTTTCTAGGGATGAAATATCTTGCTTTGATTTATACCATTTTTTTAGTACATGTTCTACACGGTCTTGTGTATTGCTACTCATTTATCTTTCATAAATATTCTTTATTATGATTTAAATAATTGTAGCTGTATCTAAAATGTTGCTTAAATTCACTTATACAGAAAATGGATCTATAGAAGATTATAAAGGAGATACTTTATCATGTTCTAATATAGGTCCAACGATATCGTTACAGTCGCCAACAGCATGTATAATAGACATTACATCAGACCCTCGTACAAAACTATTAAACAAACGTGATATGGTATCAGAAAAATTTAAGGTAGAACCAGGTATATTTTTCATGAAGAAACCTATATTTATATCAATGGCGAAGTTACAAAATCGTAACCGTGAAAATGTAGAGGCCCTACAGATACGTTATAAAGATAATTTAATTATTATAACAGGAGATAAATCATACGTATTCTTGAACGGGAAAGCAGTAAATGTGGAAGAATACGAGTTAGACGAGAATGGTGCGGCTGATATACATGTTCGTATTGAAGATGCTGTGAAATGATCTTATTAAGAGTTCATTATGTTATAAATTTATTGAGATGTCAAAAATTACACATTCATGTACGGTAAGGAGTCGGTTGGAGTTAATTATAAAAATATTTTATTATACAACAATAAATGACAGACACCGAAATAAAAACAACAAATACACAAACTAATATTAATATGTTATTAGCAGAAGTGGAGAAACTTGTTGACAACGATTCTCTGACATCAGCGAGTATACCTAAAGTAACTCTGTCTTTAATGATCGTTGTAGATGAATATCCTGAACTATCAGGACATGCAAAAAAAAACATAGTTCTATCAGTCCTAAAAAAATACGTAATTGATCATTTCGAGGAAGAAAAGCCAGAACTTAAGGAACTCTTACAAATAATAGAGAATGTTCTCCCGACAACAATTGATCTTATGATTAGTCTAGACAACAAAGAAATATCTATACATTTAAAAAAAGCATGCGAAATGATGTGTCCATTCATATGGAAAAAGCAAAAGAAGCAAAAGAAGCAAAAGAAACAATAGAAAATAACGCGCATATTATAAGGAAAGATTGTTCGACAAATGACACATCTATCGAAGATATGATAGACGATTGTTGTTGTAATATATTATAATTTTTGTACTTTATAAAGGGACCGGAAATATCAAATTGAATTAATATTTAAAAACAGGATAATAATAACAAACAACAAATGAGTAACAACATTCAACTAACTTCAGCCACGAGCTATGACGTAAACAATATCGTATGTTCTGAACCAAAACTTGGAGAGGTTAAGCAAAACGATCAAGATAAATCTAAAAAAGATATTGGAGTTACATTCCAAAGAATTACTGTATCCACAAAATACCCAGACGGAACTGTTGGTGATTTGATACTACCAACAGAAGAGTTGTTTTCGTTTGGTGTTGGAGAAAATACGAGCAAGGAGACTGGACATGTTACTGGACACACAATGTCACTATGTCTTTGGAATCGTGACCGTCAATCGGAACAGTATGTGCCAACAGAGTCTCAACTTGCATGGACTAACACTTACACCCGCATTGTTGACTTTCTCAAGAAAGTTATGATTGATTTCCATAAGAAAGGTCTGCTAGAGACTAGATCATTCAATAAATACAGATATGCCAAAGACGACGAAGATGCAGAAGAAAATGGTGGATTTACATCCGTAGAATTCAAAGGACAGCTCCGAAAGTTCAACAATCTGTATTGGGGAAAAGGTAAAAAATCTGCTAAATCTATTGACGAAGGATCATACGAAAACGGTCCAACTCTTTATGCAAAGCTGATCGAGTCAAAGAAAAAGGGTGCCCTAAAGATTATGACACAATTCTACGATTACGAAAATAACCCAATAGACCCCCTTAAGCAACTTACTGGTGTATATTGTACGACATTTAGCGCTGTCAAAATTGAATCGATTTTCGTCGGAAATAACATTTCACTACAAGTCAAACTATATGAAAGTAATTGCAAGATTCTTGACGGCGGAATGACTCGTCTACTTCCCCGTCCGAATGTAAATAATCGTCTTCTACTTGGAAAAGCGAACGACATGAGTAACCCTGTTAGTGATAAAGTTGAAGAAGAAAATGGAAGTATTAACGATGAATCCGATAATGATAATGATAATGATATTGATGTACAACCCCAGAGAAAACCAGCAAAGGTCCAACCACGTCGCAAAGTGAGAGCAGTAGCAGTGAATAAGTGAATAAGTGAATAAGTGAATAAGTGAATAAGTGAATAAGTGAATAAGTGAATAAGTGAATAAGTGAATAAGTGAATAAGTGAATAAGTGATATTTGTTTTAATTTATGTTCTTATGTGTTAACACATAAGAACACTTCAATAATAATATAGTTTATGTGTAAAAGCATAAACTATACAACTTTTTTAAATCATATTTTCATTTCCTTCCGAATTGAATGAAACCGTTAGAATCTAAATACCATTCATGTCCATTAGAGCATTCATAATTATCTTGTTCACAATCGCATTTTGTTTTTTTATCTCCATCCATATAACAATATTTACATATATAATGTTCGTAGCAAGTTGGACAATTTTGAATACCAACAGGTTTATGTTGATTATATGATCCGTATTTAGGACCAACTGTTACAGAACCGAATGATTGTTTCCTTTTTTTCGAATTAAATGTTTTATACCTCCCGTTATTCTTATTAGCATATAAATACGTATCAGGGGGTTGATATCCAGTAATATTAGATATCTTAGCCCTTTCCTTCTCTATTTCGTCCATTTAATAGTTAACAATATAACTTTAAATTACAAATTGTTCTATATCTTACATAGATATAGAATAATATTAAGAATTGTAGCATTTTTAGTTTGGGTTTATACAACTTGTATACCTTTCCGCACGCAACAAAAATCTATCAAACCATTTCCAAATACTTTCCCTATCTTCGTCGTTCAGTGATTCCGATTTCCATATCACTTTGAAATGATTTACCCTATTGTTATCCAACTCCTCAAACAATATATTATTTTCAAGAAAAAAATTATTATCTCTGTTATCAACTTTATATTTCAACGGAAGAAGAGAATTTATTATATAGTCCATTATATCTGTAATAGGAAATTGATCAGTTAAAGCAAATCTAATAATAACGAGATCACCTTCATCAGGAAATGCATCTATAAGAGAATCAAAAAATTTCAACAAATCAGAATGTAATCCTCTAAGCAATTGTAGTTGAGACATTTATATAAAAAGTGTTTATTCTTAAATGTCTAATACTTATAGAACGATAATTTCATCACCAATGTATCTAAAGTTTTTGTTAATGAAATCTCTGTTAAAAATACGTATTTTTACACATGTATCATTCTCGAAAACAATCTTATCGTTTTTCATATACGCGTTAAGGGAAGGAGAATACGTTACACCCCCTTTCACAATGTTATCGTATTTAATATATACTTTTGTTATTCTATTAGGAGAGTGAACGAATATTCCAGAACCTTTTGCAATCTCACATGTTCCTTTCATAAATTCACCTATACGCATTGATAAAGTTTCTACTTCGCAATTAGACTTGAATATAGTGAGGGAATTAGCATTAGAAACATAATTAGATGTATCAATAATTCTCATAACGTCTAAAATATAAAATTCTTCGCTTTTATTATACGAACGATTGTATTTATCCTTTATTGTTTCTAACAAGTGAGTCTCAATATTATGGTCTAGTCTATCAGACATCATGGGTACAGTGCACTTGATAATTGCTAGTGTCATTTATAATTTATGACAATTTTGTCCTAAAACTTCATTTTGTTTTGAATATAAATATCATTACTATTATAGCTAGTAATATTCCTACAGATAAACCAATTAATATATAAAGTAAAGAGTCAGATTTAGAGTCTTTATCTTGAATATTGTCAGATATAGAAGTATGATATATATTATTTTCAAATATCTTACTAACTTTTTTTGGATCAGTAGCTAGGTTATATGATGTATTACACTGTTCAGTACAATTTATATTTGCAGTAGGAAAACATTTTTTCATACAATGATATGTAAGATGTTTTTCGTTATCTTTAATACACTCAGGTCTAGGTTTGTTGCTAACAGTATCCCAGCAACCTATCTTAATTGCTTCTTTAATAAAAGGATCATTATCTTTTTGTAATTTTCTAGCTTGTGAACATAATGATACACAGTCTTCTGAGATGATATTGCATCGTTCTCTACAACGTTTATACAAAGTATTATTTGTATTTATCGATTCATCTCCGTGTTTTTCATAACAATTTTTATGACAAAAATCGATGGAGGAAGAACAGCCATCTAAACAGCATTTGAATATTCTGTCGTTATCTGCTAAAATAAGACTATTAGAATCTTTATCATAATATACAGAACATTTTTCGAACATACTACCAATCAATGGAAATTGATTTTTTGTTGACAAAACTGTATCAGATTCTCTCCCAAAATAAGCGGATACTAATTGTTCATAACTATTTTTAGAGTTTACATGTGACATCTTTATCTCTAAAAAAGATAAAGATTCAAATAGAAGTTATCAAAGATTATATTTAGTCCTAAATTCATTAATATCATACACGTCTATACCGTAGCTAATAGCTTTCTTAACTTTACCTGTAGGATTGCTAGTATGAGATTTAACTATAACACATAAGGTATTTTTTGATACGGATTCAATCAATTCTCCTCCTCTTAACGTAATATCATCGTTAATAGTTCCCCTAAAACCACTACATACAATCTTTTTACCTTTAAAAATCTGATTAACACGATCATCTTTATCATGTATAGTTTGTTCTTTTAGGGTTATGAATTTCTTGTTATCGTGGAAGAAATTATAAAACTTTGGAAGACCTGCTATAATTTTTACAGTCATTTTATGAGAGAATCCTTGAATATCAATTATTTGTTTGTAGAGGTCTATTATTGGGTTGTATATATCATTCTGATTGTTTTCGTTTATAACATTGTAAAAATTATCATTGTCTATTCCTATAATATATACGTTAACAATATGTTCTGAAATCTTCATTATATTTGGTATTTGATGATTAATAATTTTCATACGTTTTATTCCTATGCCTAATTCAAAACAATTTGATGCTGTCATTAGAGTTGCAATGTCAACATTCTGTAAAGAATCATGTATAGACTTATAAGTTCTTTCCGCAAGTTTCTTACCAAACCGATCAAGTTTTTCAAAATCTTCTATATCCATTGCGAGTATACTTGCAATGGATTTATGTCCAGATTTTACTATTCTTCTTACAGTAGCGTCACTAACGTGTTTAATATTCATAGTAGACATGAAGTAGGATATTTCTTTAATAAGTATAAATAATCCAGGATTATCTGCAATTATATCAATATGTGTATCTGTCCAATTATACTTATCAATTGGCATTTTTGGACCAGTAGGTGATTCAGTAATAACATCTATAATTTTCGGAATAACATCACCAGATCTTACTAATTCTATTTTTGCACCTGGTCCTATCTTATTTTCTTGAATAAACCAAGCATTGTATCCTGTAACTTTTCTCAATGTTGCTCCACACACTTTGACTGGTTCTATAATAACTACCGGTTTCAAAAATCCTCTACGTGTAACATTCCATTTTACGTCTATAACTTCTGCATCAACAATTGCATCATTCTTAAAAGCAATGGAGTATGTTGGATTTTTATCCGTATTACGAATATAAGATGTACATCGATGTACAATGATACCATCTATTTCATAATGACCTGTTTCACGGTATTCTTCTAATTTATGTGTGAGAATATCAATTGATATATCATTAATTAGTTGTCTTTTGACTGTTCGGAAACCAATTTTATCCAAAAAGTCCAATTGGATAGTGAGTTTTTCTTGTTCTATACAATCTTCAATAGTTTCATACGCAACAAAGTCAACATTGCGTAAAGACAATCTAAGCGACTTTGCCTTTACTGCACCTGAAACGGTATTACGGGGATTAACTTTACCTCCTGTTAACTTTCCAAAATTATTTTTTGACATTACAAGCTCTCCGCGTATGTTTATATTGTCTGGTATATTGTCTGGTATATAATTGATAAAAGGTTTTATATATGATATATCTTTACCATTTGTGCCGTCTGCGCGAGTATACAGACTAACTTCATTGTTTCTAGTGCATAACAAACAGCTAATACCGTCAAGTTTATCCATAATTACATAATTGTTATCAGAGTTATTTGACAGCCATTTATCAAGTACTCGTTGTTCATTTGGTTTAAATTTGTTCATACTTCCAAGGTAATATGGAAGTATTGTTTCTACTTCGTCATTTCTTAATTTTGCGCCTATTTGTGTATTATAATTCGAATCTTTTAACATAATCGCATCTTTTAGTATATCATATCGTAAGTCGTCCAATGGATTCTCTCCTGTATTATAATACAAATCATCGTAATATCTTTTTCTTTCATATAGTTCCGCAAGAGAAGATTGTTCAACATATTGATAAAGTGATGTTTTCGACATAATCTCGAATTTATCATTGGAAATCATTGTTATCATTTTGTTATTATTTTGTTATTATATCTAAAATTTTAGATATAATAATCAATTTAGAACACGTGTTTAAAATTATAAGTACAATTTATACAGAACTGTTACTTGTTTTAATAAAATGGGGTTTAAGGAACTTTTGTACATGATAATACTTCAATTCCCCATCTCTTTCTCGTTCATAATTCAACAGATCGCATAATTTATCGTCTGCGAAGATCTCGCGACGATCTGCAGGATTTTGCAGATCGTTTTCCTTAATATACTTACAGATATACTTAGTAACATCAACACGTGACTTCAATTCTGCGTGGTCCCATCCAGTAAAATCACACAATTCAGAACTAATTTGAACTGGTTTCAAGAAACCAGAGTTATTAGAATTCTCACGTTTTGCACGTGTACGTTGTTTGGTAAGTCGAACAACGTTAGTGTTATACGCTTTAACCTTCTTTCCTAGGGATCGTAGATACTTGACTCCCTTTGCTTTTGATTCGCTTGTACGAAGACGGGAAATTTCGTCGTTAATCATGTCAACAATTTCTTGTCCGTCTACAACCAGATTTTCACGAGTTACTACTCTACGAGTCTTTCTAACAACTGGTTCGTCCTCAACCACTTCCTCAACCACTTCCTCAACCACGTCCTCAACCACTTCCTCAACCACTTCCTCTGGTTCTGGAGCTACATTTTCTTTCTTAACGGGTTGACGTTTCCTTGATTTACTTTGTGAAGTCTTCGCTTTTGTAGAAGACTTGGTTGAAACACTTTTCTTTACAGAAACAGGTTTAGTATTAACTTTACTTCTGCGAGTTTGATTTGTTGTCTGTTTAGCCATTTTAGATTTTATGTTATTAACGTACTTTTTAAGTAGGTTTATTTAATCATCTTTTTCCGACATTTAGATGTATGTAATAAAAGTTTGTCAATATACATTATTTCAATATCACGTGTTCATCTAATTTTTCTAACCGTTTGTAGTATGTAACAGCGTCTGGATGTGCCCTTATTTTATCATAATTAACCCCTATCACATTTAACCCCTGTAAACTGGTAACCCTAGACAATGCAACATAACTTTGTCCATATTCAAAAATATTATCTAAATCTATAGCGGCATAATCCAACGTCGAACCTTGTACACGATGTATTGTAATTGCGTATGCTACTCTTAAAGGTAATTGTACAACTTTCATCACGTTTTGACCATTTTCTTCCACCTCCCAAACATTATAATCAATTATGCGGGATATCCCATTTAAAAAAGTAACTTTCGGAAAATCGTCGACAAATTCTGTCACCACGCCTCTGCTTCCATTTGCAAGACCTTCTTGAATATCGATATTAAAAGTTAACATTACTTGTGCTCCAATAGCTAAATCAAGTTCCTCCGGAGCTACATTATTTTTACGAAATTTTTCCAATGCATATTGTTTGTTTTTTACTTTCGGATACATGGTAATTTCCATATTATATCTACAAAACTCTACATCTCCCAAATTATTAAGCTCTTCTTCATTGATTTTATCGACATTATATTTGAGTGGAAATAGTTTTGTAGGTACAATACCATATTCATTTTCAAGTTCTTTTCCTATACGTGAGTTTATAGTTTCTTTTACTTCTTTATCTACTACTCCCATACGTATTTTGTTAAGAATATTCCGGAATTTACGTTTTTCTGCGCCTTCTTGTCGTATAATCTCTGTTAAATACATAACGTCATTTATGCATCTATTCCATGTCTTCGACTGAAAACAAAACTGATTTCCTTCTACACAAGGTAGCTGAAGAAAATCCCCCGTAAGGATCAACTGTACGCCTCCGAATGGTTTATCGCTTCGGCGTATAGTTCTAGCTATTTCTTCTAACTTGTCAAATAATACAGGAGTTAGCATACTAACTTCGTCTATAATTAGAACATCTAAATCTGTCCATCTTTTTCTGAGATATGGTTTACTCATTATTTGAGTAATTAATACTGCTGCGCAAGCAGCTCCTAATTTAATTCCGGTATATGAATGAAGTGTAGTACCTCCAATCAAGAGTGCAGATGTTCCTGTGGTAGAAGTTAGACCAATGACTTTTTTTTTAGAAAATTCTTGCGAGAATAGTTGTATAAGCTTTGTCTTACCTGTACCAGCACTGCCCGTTAAGAATATATTATTACCATTGATCATGTATTTGTATGCTTCTTTTTGTTTTTTTGTTAGTTTTATACCGTTCGTTGGAGTGTCTGATAGGTATTTTGATTTGTACATGTTTCTATAATATTCATCTTCTAATTTCCACATTTCATTTTATAATAATTATCTATTTTTTAAGCGGTATACGTTTAATATGATAATCATTGAATAATATATAAAAATGATTTAAATCTTAAAAGGATATACAATAAATGGATAGAGCTCCCAAATATAAAACAATACAGCATTTTTCACAACATACTTTACCAGAATCGTCACAATCGTCACAATCGTCACAATCGTCACAAGTAAATCATCTTGAACCATCTTTGTCAATTAAATGGAAGGAGAAAGAGGTATCTAGTACAAAACATCCAGATGTATTCGGTCCACCCTTATGGTTTGTAATACATAATTCTTCTGCTCATTATCCGCTTAGTCCAAGTAAAATATGTCAACAACATGCTATTATGTTTATTAAAGCTATTCCATATCTTGTTTCGTGTAAGGAATGTTTTTTACATGCACAGGAATATATATCTAAATTTAATACCAATGGGTTGCATTCAGTGACTTCTACCAGATCTTCTTATTTTAAATGGGGCGTGGACTTTCACAACTTTGTGAATGAGCGTTTAGGTAAATCGCAAATGTCGGTGATAGAAGCATATAATATGTATCATAATTCTTCTACTATTAAAGTGTTATCTTATTCTGATTAGAGTGTACGATATTATTATACCCATAGGTATAATAATTACATATACATTCCAATTGGAGGTATATCGTTTTTGTCTAATACTCTATACTTCTTCATCATTTCGAATCCCTTCTGCAAATCATGTTCGGAAAGTATAAATTTATGACATTTATCTAAATTGAAAACACGTTTTGCGTGTATCATTTTACACTTGCTAATAAGTATTTCTATATCTCCTCCTGCATTTTTAAAGAACCCTTTATTGTTTTTAATAATATCTGTGATGATATTCTCATTAACACCTAGCTCCCAATTCATTTCTTTTATCATCTTCGTAGCTATCTGTGTTAGTTCATCCGAAGTGTATTCGTCAATTGTATGTATCCACGGGAATCTTCGCTCTAATCCCTTATTCATTGAGAAAAAACAACTCTTAATATCTTCTTCATAACCTGCTGCTATACAACAGAAGTCGTTTTTATGTTCAGAAAGGAATGCCGTTAACGTGTCCAATGCTTCTTTAGAAAAAGAATCTTTATCATCTTTACCAGGTCCAAGAGCATATAGTTCGTCTATGAAAAGTACTCCTCCTATACATGATTTTAATAGCTTTCTAGTTTTTGCTGCTGTTTGTCCTAGGTATTCGGCGATAAAGTCGTCGCGATAAGCTATCTTAAATTTTCCTTTATCAGAAAGTATACCCATTTCTCTATATATCTTTCCTAAAATTTTCGCAGTTGATGTTTTTCCTGAACCGGGGGGTCCCATGATTATAGTGTGTAGGTATTCTTCGTTTTGATTTCGGTGATGAAGTTCTTGTAAATAATATAAGATTTGGTAAAATATAGACTCTTTTAAAGACTTCATACCTATTAGTTTATCTAGTTCTTCTAAATACGGAGCTATTCTCCATAACATTTGCATGTCTAAATTTTTGTAGAATTGTATAGAATTCCCTACTTCTATTAGATCGCGCAGACAAGATACAGGAGGTGCTTCTTTGAATCGAATTCGAGGCCTTTGCCTTTTTCTAACTATTGTTTCTTTTTCTTTTTCCTCCATATCGGCGCGCTTCAAGTGCATTTATATTGTTCAAGAAATAATTTTAAAAATACCAATACACAAAATCTAAAATGATTGTTTTTTGGTATTATATTCTAATAATACAACCAATGGGAATAAAATCGTTAAATAGTCTTCTAAAAAGATTCGAAAACATTCACCAAGAAGTACATCTTTCTGATTTTGCTTATAAAAAGGTGGCAATCGATACTAGTTTATTTGTATACAAGTATAAATTTTCACAGGGAGACCAATGGATGAATTCATTCGTGACTCTAGTATCACGTCTTAGAAAAAATCAAATACATTGCGTTTTTATATTTGACTCTCCCGCTTCCGACGATAAGAAGGTAGAACAAACAAAACGGAGAGAAAACAGAGAAAAAGATAAGAGAAAGTTATTTGAAATAGAAGAGGCTCTGAATACATTTCATTGCACAGGGGAAGTTCTACAACCACTTATTGATTTGGACGATAAATTAAAAAAGAGAGGGGAACCACAACGATTACTAAAGGTTGGTATAAATATTCATGCTATACAATATTACATGGAGAAAATAAAAGCTAGAACTATTGATATAGAACCCAGAGATTTTGAATTAGCTAAACAGTTATTTAAACATCTAGGGGTTCCTTATTTCATGGCACCAGTTGAGGCAGAAACAATGGCGTCTGATCTATGTAAAAGAGGTATTGTGGATGCGGTATTAACTGAAGATACGGATGTTTTAGCTTACGGAGCTAATATATTTTTGAGTAAACTAAACACTTCTACTGATACATGTGTAAGAGTGTTACATTCAGAACTTTTGGAAGAACTTGGTCTAACGTATGATCAGTTTCTTGATTTGTGTATAATGTGTGGTACTGATTATAATACAAATATTGAAAAAATCGGTGTTATTAAAGCTTATGATATAATACGCGATCATAAGAGCATAGAGGGGTTTGAATCTCATATTAATAATTTACGCGCAAACGGTATGAAGATGAAGAAATTCGAAGAGAATGCTTTAGATAAAATAGATGTTTTAAATTACACCCGTGTAAGAGAACTTTTTAAGAACTACACCAGATCTAATATTTCTGTAAAATACTGTGAACGTCCAGATTGGGAAAACTTGTCAGTTTTTCTAGCCACGCATAACTGTAGAATAGATATAACCACAATAAGATCATGTTTTGCTCCTCTCAAGATCGTATTATTAGAAGATGAAGAGGTGGTATCTTCTGGCATTGTCTGATATTAAAATTTTAATTTTAATATCTAATTTATCAATATTTTTGGGACAATATTGACTTCCTGTCTATTTAGTACGTCAAGTATTCCTTCCATTATTTCTGTTTGTATCTCTATCATTGTATGAATTTTATTAATATCTCGTTTTGTATCTTTGATATCTTTTGCTATACTTGATAAAGTGACAATATTGGATTCGTTTGATTGTTTTGATTTAGAAAATGACCGTTTTAATGATATGTTTTTCATTTATATACGTAAATATTCGTTTAAATTATCGTAAGCTTGGTTTAAACGATCTCGTCAATCTGTTACTTAAAAATTCTACTAATCTGTTCTTTTAAATTATTCATATCATCTTTCAGTTCCTTATTTTCATCTTTCAACCTACGTATCTCTTCATCTAGCTTTGCGATTATATCATCCTTATTCTTAATTACATTGTCTATCTGCATTCTAAAGTTTGAACCTTTGTTTTTATTTGACCCTAATTCTTTTTGCTTATAATACGAGAATTGTTCTGAAGCAGAGTGACCTGTTATCTTTCCGTCTATGTTAAAGTATTGTGGAATACATGTATATAAATTATTTGTATCGACAAGTATATCGATTATATCTTTCTCATCTGTCACTTCTGTTTTACTAAAACTTGCAACATTCTTTAAAATCTGTTCAGCAGTGTTAAAACGAGTTTCATAATCTTCTGCAACCAGTGCTTTCCCGTCACTGTCTGGATCTCCCAGAAACATATCTGTTTCGTAAACACGTCTTAAAAAATCATAATTGTCTGGTTTAGAAACTATTTTTTCAATTGTTCGTTTATCGTTCTCGTCAACTGCTTCATATATATATCCGAAAATTTTTAACATGTCTCTGTTAGGAATAAAATCATTAGACTGGCTATAAGATTCTAGCCAGTCGTCCTCTCTCAACATTACATTGATACCAAGACGTTCACAGTAAGAACGATCAAAATCGTATATCTTAATGATATGACCACATTTAACTCTATATACATTACTATTCGTTCCTATAACATAATTCAACGGTTCAGAATAAGGTTCAATATATACATTTTCGTGGTGTAAATCATTATGAGACATTTTTGATAATGACATGGAATAACAACCAATAATAATTTGAAATATAATACACCAATCTTGTTCATTAAGAGGAGATGGAGATTGGTTAATATCTGGTCTTGCTATGAGATAGTCTTGAAAATTTATTGCATCGGATGAAATTGTTTCATTAACTAATAGGTCGTATTTATAATCTTGCGCGAATTCAGTTCCATGTAAACCCCTCATGGATGTATTTATAGATTCTCTACCTTCTGACAATTCAAACATGTGATTAAAATTATCTTGGAAACTTTCTACTAATTCGTGATTTTCTTTTAGTCTATTTGAATTCTCAATATAAGTACTCCCGTCTAATATTTTAATCATCGATTCATAACTACAGGATTTACCGCTACCTAAATACTTTATAAAATTTGGACAAATTTTTAGATCTACTAGAGGTCTAATAATATCTCTGTATACCTGTATCTCGTATCCTAATCCTTCCAAATTATTTATTCCTGTATAGTCAGCAGGAAGAGTAGACGGGTCTATAAAAAACTTTACAAACCCCTTTTTAATAATGTTGTTCTCATATTTTGTACCAGATTTGAATGTTAGAATCCACGTATCTGTTGGAGAAGAAGAGTTTGAATCTAATCCAACTACTCTTTCTATACAATTATGAATTTGACATACATTTCCAAATTCGTTTAAATTATTGCAACTTTGACTTTGTCCCATGATTGTTTTATATACATATATATATAAAATTTATTTATGTCCACAATAGTTCTGTATGGGTGGTGTACTACTATCATATAACCCCATACTTTCGGCTTTTTTCAATAACATATTAAAGTTTTCATGGAACTCTTCTGTATGACCAATACTATTAGTAATGCAATGAGCAAGCTCGTGTATTAATACATATATAAGCATATTATCATTATAATATTTGTTGTTCTCGTCATAAAGACATAGATGAACTCTTTTCTTGTTAATTGTATAACTTTTGTTTCCTCTACTCAATGATACATCATGGATAATTGGATGTAAATCTGTTAGATGATTACGAAGCTGATGTAGCTTTGGGTCACTTTTTTCATAATGATCTGTTACTTGTGATATAATCGCCCAAGTAACTCCCCCTATAATTATGCTGATTATAAGCAATATACCAAATATACGCCACCAATTGATTTGTCTAGGCATTTAATATAACCCTAGAGAAATTACGAACATAAATTGAATTTTATGACAAAGTTATGAAATTCAACCAAATGTCTGTTAAAACAAATAAAATTCTCTCATCTGTTTTGGACGGAAATAAGAATAATATCGCGATATTTGAGAAATATTTGGTTAAACTATTGGATGAAGACGATATGAAACAATATCTACGAATAGTTTATCAAACATCCTATGATATTAAGAAAGCAAGAGAAACTAAACAGTCTATTAAACCCGTATTAAAAAATTTGAAGGAAAATAATATTGGATGGAATCATTCCTGTTACGATTCTTCCAAATTCAAACAACAAGAACAAGACGAATTCTTAATTAACCCATTTCACGTAGAAGAAGGAGTAAACGAATGTAAGAAATGTAAATCAAAACGTGTAATTTCATACCAGATTCAGGAACGTTCATGCGACGAGCCAATGACTACTTACTGTACATGTATAAAATGCGGTATTCAATGGTCTTATGCTGGATGAGTTATATGGATGTATTGTATACGATTAAGAAAAGAATGATTGAAAAATATAATACCTAAAAACAAATGTGGTATATATAAATGAACACAGATACTGTAAATAACCCAACTGATAAACATATGAACTCACAAGAGAAAAAAGATGATTTGAGACGTTCCCTAAAAGCAAAAATAAATGCGTCAAAAATTCGTAGACTGTCTAAAAACGCTAAACAAAACGAAATGATTAAAATTAAAAATCAAGTCCAGAAGGAATTGGGTGATGATTACGATTTGAATAATCTACTGGGTAATATGCTAACACAAAAATTATAGAAAATAGGGTATATCATAAAAGTTATCATATATATAATATATGATAATATAAATGAATCACGATAGTACGGATAAAGTAAACATAAACCCCTGTAAAGCAGCAATAAATCATTTGGAAAAATCTGGTTATTCTGATTATAACAATGTACACGATCTTTGTTATGAAACATGTTATAATTGGTTTGGTTCGGGAAGTAATGCAGTCGGAACACAATGTTATAGAGAATGTGACTCTTGCGTTGCTCCGTTTGTTTATTCGCAAGGACAAAATAAGCGTTCTTATAAACCTAGATCATCTCCGGTATTTACAAATCCTACATATTTTAAGGATTTGTATTTTGAAACACGTAGTAAGTCTCTTGCTCTTAAACAATGTAAAGATATGTGCGATAAATATGCATACGCAATTAATACTTGCAAAAATAGATGTGAAGTTGATGCAAATGCATTGATAGAATCAGAAAATTTTGAATTGTTATATGATGATGATGATGATGATGATGATGATGATGATGATGACAACTCTACATTTAATGATTATGCTAAGGCAAATCCGGCTGCCTTTTACATTTCTTTTAGTATAATTGCTATTATTTTAGCAATATTCTTGGGTATATTTGTATGGGTGTTGATAAACAATTAGTCTAAAAACTTCACATATATATAATAAGTAAATGAATATCGGACAATTACAATGTAATAACTGTATGATAAATAAAGCATCTTTTTATAAAATAGTTGATACGACACTTCCGTGTTGTAAATGTATAAAAATTGTAACACCTAGAATAAATCGAGGTGTTTATAAAAATGATTCTCATTCTATCGTATCGTATATAAACACCTCACCCGAAAATTGTGATTGCGATCGCCGAAAAGAATATACTGATTTTATTACACGTACTCTTCTAAGTAATGTACATATTCTGGAGTTCAAAGGTAGAACGCCAGAAATTCCTAGAAATAATAATATTATATGGCATTTTCTTGCATGTAGCGAGTGTGTAAAGGATAAACAGTTGATTGAGAACTATATGGTAAAAATTCTACGTATGTAGATGAATAACATGGTTCGCTAATTGACTAAATGTAACAAATATTTTCATTTGTTACATTTAGTATTTTATGTCCACATATTAACAGGTGGTTTGACATTAGATACTCTCAGTACAGATGAAAAGAAATGCCATGGTTTAACTTTATTAGGAGTAGTTTTTAAAATATTCTTTAAAGTACGAGTAAGCAATTTTTCATGTATAACAACTTGTGTAACATTATTCTCGAACCATTCATCGCTCATACTCAAGAATCCATCTAATCCGGGAGTCTCGTTATCGTAATATCCCCACGAATTTTCAACTTGCCAATCTTCTGGATATCCAGATTTATCTATATTAACACCTACAAAACACATCGCATGAGTCCCTTCTAATACACGGAACTCTATCTTCTTTTCCTTTGTAAATCCCTTGCCATATTCGCCAAATAACAAAGAATCATCTGTTAATTTATTATTCAAGGCAGAATATATAGGATGAAACCCTTTATGTACGTCGCATGCGAACCATACTGGAATACTTGATAGTATTGATTTCTTTGTATATTTTCTAAGTTCGTGAGACGGGACATTTAGTACAATTGTATTCTTCCCTCCTTGTATTTGAGATGTATTTAATATTTCATACATCTCATAATACTGTTTATTAGGAATGTTACACAGAACAACAAAATCTTCTGTAAGGGAAGACTCTTGCATAACCATTTCTTTAAACTTATCCGGACTGATATCTCCAATTGCGTTTGTAGAAGATTCTAAATCATCTCTTTTAAAAAACCATGAGAAATTTTGAGGAGGTTCTCCAAGATATTTTACGAGTATATCATATATTTGTTGTAATGTCTCTTCTTTCATATCCCGGAGTTTTCCAGTGTCTCTGTTCTTTAATGAGTAGAATTCGCTTACTTTTGCTTTTAGTCTATTTTGAATAGCAGAATTCATATCTTCAGACCAATCTGATTGATATGTTTCCGGCATAGCTGATATAGGTACTACTCCATATTTATCTACAAGTTGAGCAAAATCCATCCAAAAACCACCATCGTTTAAACAATGTTCCATTTGCCAGTCAAACTCTTTAGAATCTGTTTCTGGAAAGTTTTCAATGAAATATTCCATAAAACAGTTAGATCTTTCCAATTTATCCCAGAAAAACAAGTAAGTCTCTGAAAACTCAAACGAATCAAGATCTAACGCATTGATTAAACCATGTCGAAAAATATTTAACCCAGCAAACATCCAACACCTTCCACTCATACCTTGATTAGTAGCTTTCAAATCTTTTTTCTTTATGGAGTTAAGAAAAATATGAGTAACTTTTCTAGCTTCATTGGAATTTGTTGAGGGCATTAAAGATCCCGTAGCAACTATAGTGTTTCTCTTGAATATATTATCTGGATTTGAATTAAAATCTGTTCTACATTTTTTGATAAATTCATTCGTTATACTCGACTGAATATCTGTTTGTATGTTAGATGTATAATCACTTATATTTCGTTTCATTTATTAAAATAGTATACTAATCTTAAACTAGTAATTCATATCATATTAATTCAGATATTTATCTAAATATCTGAATTATTCTCCTGAAAGTTATTGTACAGTTAGACGAATTCATATATGTTAGTTAATTTGTATTTTGTATGATCTATATTATAGAAAAGAACGACCGTTCTCATTTAGTTATCAACACTTTAATATTATCATTTTTTATATATTCTTCTAATAACACATAACATACAGATTGAACAGTGATCTTTACACTTGTAAAGTTAAAATCTATATAATCATTGATATGTACAGTATTACTATTCTTATTAGCGCCATATAGAACTAAACCAATTAAATGTTTTTCTCTCACCTCTTTTTCAAGCAACACAAAGTGATATCGTAGCCCCTTTTCATGTAGTGCATCAACATCTCCAAAATATTTTAGAATAAGTTGATTAAGTTCTTCGTCAACGTTATAATTATTCCGACTTGTAAACTTTAGTATTTCTTCATTCTCTTCTGTAGTAGGATATCCATATTTGTTATGGATAAATGATTCGGAAGACATAGATATTTATTTTAAACTAATATAACTTTCCTGCATAAATTCATTTTACATTATAAATTCCACAGAATACAACCTAACTGGTTCCAATGAATCTACTGGTTCCAATGAATCTACTGGTTCCAATGAATCTGCTGGTTCCAATGAATCTGCTGGTTCCCGTATCGTGTTTAATCTAATATTCAATGTGAGGAAAGTTAGATTAGTAGGTATATTATTAAACATAGATACATTTATTATATTTAACTTATTTACATATAACGTAGTAATTGTATTATTATACTCACATACTACGTTATTGTCTTGATCAATTACCTGTACATTGAAATTGTTATTACCTGACACCATTAGGTTCATTTCTGACATTGTATATATATTTCCATCGTAAGGAACTGATACAACTTTAGTCCATTTGTTACTATTAAATTCAGTGTCCGGAACATATAAAATAGATTTTTTACCAGTATATCCTCTCTCTCCCTTTTCTCCTCTCTCTCCTCGTTCTCCCTTTTCGCTTCTTTCTCCCTTTTCTCTTCTTTCTCCTCTTTCTCCTCTTTCTCCTCTATCTTCGTCGATACGTGTATTTTCGCTTTTTGTATATTCAATATCTTCAAATTCTGTTAAATATGACATATTATTTTCGACAATTCCTAATGTTTCGCTGTACGACATACTCAATTGACTATGGTCCTCTATAATTCTCGGAACATTCTTACGGTTGTGAGTTTTTATACTAAATGACATGATTTATTGTATATTACATGGTTTTTAAGCCTATTTAAAACCATGTAATAAAAAACTAAATAAATGTTACTCGAAAACAAATCCTTTCTTATACATGTGACTTGTGAAGTCGTTGTTTTAAGTGTATTAATATTTTGGGTTAGTAGAAAAACAAATAATCTATGGGAACAAATAGATGACTTATCACAACGTCTAGAAGATCAAGAAGAGAAAATAGATAACCATGAGAGAATTATTAAACAACTAATAGACACACTAAACAAAACACGTATACAACCAACATACAAACAACATAAAAATACCGTAACAAAAAGTAAAGTTATTATTAACAATGATGTGAATGACGATGATGATGTGAATGACGATGATGATGTGAATGACGATGATGATGTGAATGACGAGGATGATGTGAATGACGATGATGATGTGAATGACGATGATGATGTGAATGACCAGGAAGAAACTGAAAGTCAAATGGACGAAGCATTAAGGGAGGAATTAGCTGAATTGAGCGATTTAGGTTCTAATACAATGGAACCTAAAAAAAACGAGATTTCAGTAAATTTACAAGAATAAGACCATCTCGTGCTACTATTATAGAAATATCTCAAAATCATTGCCCGTCACATATTTCAACACAAACAGATTTACACAATCTACATTGGCGTAGAGAAAATCTTTATAAAAAACACGGAATAAAATTAATTGATTAATTAATTTATACAACTATAAATTAATTAATAACGTATATAAATTTAATACCTATCAGATTGAACCGAAGGTAGAAATCCCATACATGAAAATATTTCTGTATGAACATTACTTAATTCATTGATATCTGTACCTGAGGGTTCTTGAATTAAAGTTAGAAGATCACTATAACCCATCTCAGAAGATATCACTGGAACAACTGACGATTTTAATGGAGATGGTACTTGGGCAGATACCGGAGACGATACAAGAGGTGGTACTTGGGTCGATACCGGATATGGTACTTTTAAACTACGCCGCGCACCTGGCAGTTTACGGAGAGATGGTACTTGGAGCGATACAGGAGATGGTACTTGGTTAGATACCGGAGACGATGCAGGAGATGGTACTTGGTTAGATACCGGAGACGATACAGGAGATGGTACTTGGGTAGATACCGGAGGCGATACAGGAGATGGTACTTGGAGCGATACAGGAGATGGTACTTGGAGCGATACAGGAGATGGTACTTGGGTAGATACCGGAGACGATACAGGAGATGGTACTTGGAGCGATACAGGAGATGGTACTTGGGATAATACTGGAGATGGTACTTGGGATAATACTGGAGATGGTACAGGAGATGGCACTTCTACGTAAATATCTTTTACACGATTTCTCATTAAACGCCTTATTTCTTTCATTCGAGGTTTCAAAGAGCCTCTTTCTAAAGAAAGTCTATCTTCTATATTATGTCTAGTACTGTGTACATAAAAAATGTCCCCATTATTAGCTGTCGTAATAAGTTCATTAATAATTTCCTTAATTTCTTTAGTAAGTTGATCATTAAATTTTAATCTCTTTTCTAGTTCTTGTATCGATTTCTTACTGCCAATGACTTCATTTCCACCAGACAAAACAGGGTCGAGTTTAAATAATGATTTTGATTTTAAA